AAGAATTGACCCGCCACACGCACGCGCGTCACCGTGCTGGGGATCATTGCATCGGCAAGAAAGTCACCGATGGCGGCATAGGTGCGCGTGGTAAGAGCCGCGACGTCGCCAACGAGAGCGAATTCCGACCAGGTGGACGGCGACAGGCCCACCCGCAGGCGCAAGGTGTCCGTGCAAAGATAGACCTGCCCCTCGCGGAGCCCGTTCGCTGCCGCAGCGGCGGCGATCTGCGCAGCAGTGCCGCGCTTGACGAGGTACGGAACGGCCATGGACCGGCTTTCGGTTAGAAGGTGCCGCCGTCGAGCACGATGCCGTCGATGGTCCCGCCGGTAATGGCGACAGCGCCGGCGCTTTGCAGCGCCATCGTGTCCAACTGGAGAGTGGTGCGCATTGCGGGGATCGACGCATCGTCGAGCAACGAGCGCGCTGCCGTCGTCACGGTCATCACAGCCGCGACGTCGGCGCCCGTGAAGTAGATCGCTCGATCGGCCGCCGTGGTGACGCCGGCAAGAGCCGTGAGCGTTGCATCCAGCGGCTGCTTGGTCGCCAGAGAATTGGTGATCGTCGCCGCGAAGTTGGGATCGTCGCCGATGGCGGCAGCAAGCTCGTTGAGGGTGTCGAGGGCCCCCGGCGCCGCACTAATCAGCGCCGCGATCGCCGCCTGGACGAAAGCGGTGTTCGCGAGCTGGGTCGTGTTCGTGCCAGCGGCGGCAGTGGGCGCCGAAGGTGTGCCGGTGAAGGTCGGCGAGGCGAGGTTGGCCTTGAGGTTGAGAGCGGTCTGTTGCGCGGTCGAGACCGGCTTGGCGGTGTCTGCGGTGTTGTCCACGTTGCCAAGGCCCGCGTCGGCCTTGGTGAGCGTCTCCCAGCTCACCGCACCGGCGGTCGTACCAGCTTTGAGAAACTTGCCATTGCTGGTCGTACCGGTCGCCGGAAGGTGAAGGCTACCGTCGCCCGTCGGGTGCACGAAGTTGTTCGCACCGGCTGCGACGCCGTCGAGCTTGGTCTTGTCGGCCGCGCTCATGAACCCGGCGGCGCTCGTCGTGGCGGCAGCGTGAGCACTGCCGCCTGCCCCGCCGTGAGACGAAGGCAGCTTGCCGTCGAGCGCACCCTGAAGGCCCGTCACCGTGGCAATGGCCTGCGTGCCAGTGTGGTTGGTACGGTCGAACGCGTCGGCTCCGATGTTCTGGGGGTCGTAGGTCGCCCGCAGCATGTTGCCGAAACCGCCGGCACTGATCGAGTCCTCGACGAACTTCTTGCTGGCCGCGTGGCCGTCCGCCGTAGGCGTAGGCACCAGAACGGGGCCGGTGAAGGTTTTCGCGCCGGCGACGGTTTGATCGCCGGTGAGCATGACCACGGCGCCCTTGCCGCCGATGGGCTCGACGGTGGTTGCTGTGCCCCCAGCACCGCCCGTGCCTTTGCCGAAATAGAGGGTGTCGTCGACTTCATTGAACGCCAGTTCGGCATTCTGAAGCGAAGTGGGCGCACCGGCTGCACCCCCGGCGGCACGGCGTCGGATGCGGAAGGTCATGGCCATCAGAAGTTGCCCCCATCGAGGATCAGGTCGTCGTGAAACGCGGTGATGTCGCCCATCGTGGCGATGCTTCGCGGGTCCGCCGCGTTGCCGACAGTCTGGCGCCGAGGTTCGCCCTCGGGGCCTCGTCCCGCCACGTATTCGACCTCGCCCACCGGACCGGAGAACGCGTCGGAGACGGCACTGGCGGCGGCGCCGGCGCTGTTGGCCGCCGCCAGCACGACTTGTTTCGCTTCGCTGAAGGCGCCGTCATCCACGTACTCCTGGATGACAGAGGCCACTTCGGGTCGACGCGGGCCGGGAAACTTCAGATCAAGTGCCATCGGCGGTCTCCTCACCAGGCCAGACCACATTCGCGACGATCGCAGCACTCTCTGCTGTCTCGGCGGCCTCGATGGCGGCCTTTGCACCGAGCCGAATGGCCTCGATGGCCCCACCGACGACAAGCCATTGAGAATGCGCCCGGCGCACCAATTCGCCGACCTCGGCCAAAGTGGGCTTTGTGATCCCGACCTCTGCCGACAGCAGTGGGTATTTGCTGGCGTCAGGTGCATCATCGTCGGCCAGCCGCCGGGCCTCGTCGGCCTTGGCCTGATAGGTCATCGCCTGACCTGCGCCGGGCGTGATGTAGGCCGCGCGGGCCGTCTCGGCCGCAACGTCGATCTGGCTGCACAGACGCCTCTTTACGTCGGTCAGCGTTTCAGCTTGGCGACCGACGCCATAGCTCGCGAGCACCGCCGTCAGAACGGCTTCACTCTCGACATCGGCCTCGTCAGTCGGGAACCAGGTCGGGACGCCACCGCCGGCGCACCACGCGGTGAAGTCCGGATCTTCTCCATCGATGTAGCCATATCTGGCAGAGGAATAGACCCGGCCATCGCGGCGCCGCCAAAACCAATTGTGAGCGTCAAAGGGCGTGCTCATGGGAAATACCTCCCCTGGCTGGAGTCGCCGTCCAGCGTGCCGGCGTAATGGTTCAAGCCGCCGCCTGTGGCCGAAACCGCTCCGCCTTCAAGGCAGTAGAAGCGCCGGCCGATGGCATTGGCCTTGTTCACGAACGCAGCGCCGCCCATGGCGACAAAGCCGTCCTGATAGGCCGATACGAAGCCCGCCGAATAGTTCTGCACCGCGACGACATTCACGGTGGGCGGCGCCTCAGTGTCATGGATGATGGTGGCGTTCGATGACGCCCGAGCCCAGCTTTCGTGGTTGCCCGAAAGCAGCCGATGGCTGCCGCCGACCAGAACGGCAGAGCTTCGATCCGCGATGAGGTTGACGAGGGGGGCGTCGCCCCAATCGATATTCAGCAGCCTGACATTGGCGCCTCGGGACGCCACCAGGCCGTAGGTGTTCGCGATCGAACTCCCGATCCTTGCACCATTGATGGTGACGTCGGACCCGCCATTGACGAAGGCGCAGCCGGTACCGGGCGCAATACCCGATGCGGTGAAGGCAACCGAGGATGGCGATCCCGGATTGCCGACCACGTCGAAGCCAATCTGAAGGCCGTCCGCGCTCCACTGGCCGTACGAGCCATTGGCAACGTTGCAGAGGATGCGGGCAAGCGATCCGGTGAACTGCTTCGCATAGGCGACAGCCCGGTTCATCGTCTTGAAGGCCCGGCTCGGGCCGGCCGCTTGGCCGTCATTGTTATCGTTGCCGTCCGTTGCGACGTAGATCGTCGCGCCGGACCTAAGCAGAAGTGGCACTTCGCTGTAGGCGAGCCCTTCGAGCTGCCAGGACGATCCCGTGCCGACGACCCTCACGATCGCGCCGGCAGGCAAATCGCCCTGACGCAGGGCGCCGCCACGCATGGAGACGACCGGCAAAGGTCCAGGGCCGACATCGAGGGTGACGGCGCCAGGGTTGGCGTTGGTGATCAGCACCCGCAAGGGAAGACCTACCGTCTCCGCATGCGAGGTGACGCCTGGATCCAAGGTGAGCGAGATCGCGCTGCTAGTTCCGGCGGCGTTGCGGAAATTCATCCGCTGCGACCGCACGGCCTGCGCCAGACGCAGGCCAGATCCGGGGGCGGCACCAATCCCCGACTTCACCAGGAGATTAGTGACCTCCTTTTCGACCCAGAAATTTTCCCAGCCCTCGGCCGTGCGGCGGTAGTACTCCCCGGTATCGCTGGCGCCTACCACTTTGGAGACCGGCGCCGAGAAGAAACGCCACACACCGTTGAAGTAGGCGAGTTTGTGGGATTGACCGGCCCATGCACCCGTGGCGCCGCTGGGAACCAGATAGAGTGCGTGCGCTGCCGGCGAGGCGGGCGGCGCAAGCCAGGTGGCGCTGTCCACCGTGATGAAAGGTCGGGAAAGAACCCGCTCCAGCACCCAGGACTGCGTCGCCAGCACGACGGTCGGATCAACAAGGATCTCTACCGACGAAAGCGAGTCGAAGACGATCGGAAGGCGCACCACGCCCTCGGTCGATGCCCCTTCCGAAACGAGAGCGACGTTCAATGCGGGCGTTTTGGCGATGACGATGAGGTCGCCGGCGGTGTCGTAGATGCCGGCCTCGCGCATGGTCCACCCGCCAACGCCCGGCGGAATGACACCTTCCACATAGAGGATGCTCGGGTTCGTCGGATGCGGGTATTTCTCAATGAGCAGCGCCCGGTAGCGCTCATTGACCAGCTGAGTGGCGGCTTTGGTGGGCGCGGTCTCGGCGCCGGCTCCATCGCCGAATGCCATCGCCGACAAGGCGAGAGCCGGACCACCGGCGGCGGCGGCGGCAAGCTTTGCTAGCCCGATCTCTGTGACGAGGCCATAGTAGAGTTGGCTCACTGAAGGCCCCCCTGCGGAATTAGCGTTGCGTAGGTGTCCTCGCCGTCGAACAAGAGTGGTTCGCCGCCCCATTCGAGAGGCTCGATCCCCAGCCACGGCTCGATTTGAATGCGGCCGCCGATCACGATCGCGGCGGCGGCGATCATGGTGCTGCCGATCTCCGGCGAAGCGGGTGTCCAGGGCTCGATTTGGATCCGGCTGGCCGTCAGCACGCCAACACCGACGGGCCGCGACACCTGCGAAACCGCTACGATGCGCAGCGCATGATCCTGGCTCCAGCGCTGCATGGCGTGAATCATGCGCCAGATCGCGCGCACGGCCTCGATGCCGTCGAGCGGGCGGTCCGGCCAGAGCGGCTGGTCGACATTGACCTCGATCCGGTGGGTGCCGCGCACGGCGGGCGGCGTCTCTTCCCACCACTGGATCAGCGTGGCCGCATAGCCCAGCATGGCGATGCCACTGATGATGCCGGCGCCGTAGCCCTTGGGTTCGTGCAGATCCCAGGCACGTTCGATCATGTTGCGAATGACCGGCGTAGGCAGACCCGGCCCGACGAACTCGGCAAGCGAGTGCTCATAGGCGAGGTAGGGTAGCGCCTCCTCGCGTACGCCGGCCGGATCCATCAGCATGAGATCGGCGGCGTCCATCTCATCGAGAGCCTGCTCGAAAGCGAGCAACAGACCGCGCACGCGAGCGTCTCGCGCCATCGGCGGCGGGATCAAAGCGAGGATGGAGGTGCGCCCGGCCATCACACGGCCTCGACCACAACGGCGAGGGATGAGAGCACCGCGAACTCGTCCCCAGCCAGCGCGCTGTAGCTGTAGCCCTCGATCTCGGCCTCGACGATGCCGGGAATCTGCTTGACCGGCGATGTGATGGCGGCGGTTGACACGCGCGGCGCCAACGTGCGGCGCCAGACGGAGAACACGCCGCGTGCGACCCCTTCGGCCTGCGCCGAGATTGCCGCCGTGTCGCCATCAATCCACAGCCGGAGGGTCGGTGCGAACGGCACGGCCGTCGCGGGATAGACGGTCACCTCGTCGCCTTCGGGGCGGCCTTCCAGCGGGTCGCATGCGGCCAGCACGGCAGCTGATACAGCCGAGGGGAGCGGCAGTACCTCCGTCAGGACGTAAATGTCGATGTCGCAGGGCTGCGGACGGATGATGGCCACGTCCAGAATGTCGGGATGCGCGCCGAGGGCGAGTTGGCGATAGCCCGCGCGAGGCCCGCCACGCGAAATCCGCTCCCACGCCTCGGCAATGCGGGCGCGAAGGGGATCA